CTATCTTTTCTTGAGATATAAAGCCAGCTTTAGCTAATTCTAATTCACGTTCTGTTTGTAATTTAGCCATTTCTCTTTCATGCTTTTGGTCACCCTTTTGCTGAAAGAAACCTAAAATACTAGGTAAACCTGAAGTAGCAAAACCTAATATGCCTGATAAAATACTTAACATCTATAACTCCTTTGGGTCATAACCAAGATTATTGGCTATACGTTTTTGTAATTTTAAGAATAAACCTTTATGACTTACATACTTTTCTGTTTTAGGTGACTCTAAATAACATATCATGTGGATAATTTCGTGACACAATGTCTTTATGACTGTATCTAAATGACCACACTTAGCTGTGCTAATAGTAATAATATGAGGTTCACCTAATTCAGGTGGTTGATATTCGCCACAAATACTATCGTCATGCACTACTACGAAATCTACTTTACTTGCCGGTGGTAACTTATATTCGTCAAACACAGGGAACTCTATTAAAGCTGAATATAAATTAGCTATATTGTTCTCTGTAATGAATGTCATTTTGATAGTGGATTCATTGATGCACGTTTAACTGTATTTAATTTATCATCCATAGCATTTACAGTAGCTTCTAATTCTTTTCTAAGACCACTTACCATAGCAGATGTTTCACGAGAATTAGCAATAGCGTCTGAAGACTTTTCACTAGCTTTCATAATAGACTCTGATAGTTGATATTGTCTTTCATTAATAGCTTTAACTTGTATTTCTAAACCATTTATTCTTGACTCTATAGGTGCTAAATCTAAACTGTCAACAGCTTCAATTGCCGAAACCATCTTGTTGTAGAAAGTTATTCCTGCGTAGGCGCTTCCAGCTAATATCGGCAGAACCAGTAAAAGCATCTTGAGGAGTTGAGAGCTGGAGAAGTTCAAGTTTAAAGTTTTCGTTTTTTCCGAAGTCATTATTAAGTTCCTGGTCAAATTTAAAAGCGTCTGTTAATTCAATTTGTTGTATAATAGGTTTATTAAGTATTTCTAACGAAAGGACTATCCCAAAACCATGTACAAGCTCCTTACCCTTTGGTACGTCAAGTTTAGGACTCTCCTTGCTTTCACTCTTTTGCTCAGCCTTTGGTGTCTCTTTTGGGCTGTCTTCTTTTGCTTTTGGTGTCTCTTTAACTTCCTGTTTTGGTTGTTCAACCTTAGGTGGAGCTGACTCTACTTTAGGTGGTTCAGGAGGTGGTAAACTAGCCTCTGGCATAGGTGCAGGAGGTGCTGGTGCAACAGGAGGTGGATTATTTACAGGATTAAGTGGGCTACTAGGGCTAACAGGCGAAGATACGTTAGTGACGTTTGTAGCACTCTTAACGCAAGTATTAGTTGTTTCTACCCATGCACCCCATACAGGAATGCCATAAGGATCAGGACAAGATGATATTCTTGTTTCTGTAATAGAACCTACGTAGTCTGGTTGACAGGCTAGTGTTCTCGTTTCAGTACTTGTTTGACAAGTTGGAGGATCTTGTGTGCAATTGTTGCTAGTTTCGTACCAAGGACTCCAAGAATTTGACGTGCAAGAATAAGTCCTCGCTTGATTAACGACACCACTATAGTGAGGTAATGGACAAGCAGAACTTTGATTTTCGGTAGCATTAACACAAACTGGTTGCCTATACGGGTCACAAATGGGATCATCTGGTCTGTAAGAAACGCACCAATAATCTCTAATAGCCACTTCGTTTTCAATACCATTACAGTAAAGATTTGACATATAACCTTCTTGAGTTGGTGTATAAGTGCAGTACCAAGCATAGGCATTATTTTCCTTTAGTGTTAGTAGTAGTAATAGGCTCGTCAGGAACAAGCGGTATAGTGTATGTATCGCCATATAGTTTCTTGAATATAGAAGGATTACGTTCATACCAACCACGTTTAGCAGCATCACCTATAGAACCATTTATAGGACATGGTGAACCTGACTGTATCATGGCTTCAAATACTCTATCATCTTGACAAAGTATAGATACTGCAGCTACTTTAAGACCTAAATCATTAAGAGTTTTAGCTAGTTTAATACGTTCACAATTAACGTCTTTATAGCCAGAGCCACCACTTACGCCAAACAATGTACTAGATACAGAGCCACTAACAGGAACAAGGCAAACGTCTTGGCTAAAAGCACTTATAGAAGGACTAATAGCGCTAGGTGGTGGTTGACCTTTATAGTTAATAGTAGTTGTATCTGCTTTAGCATCCATAGCAAGTGCTAATAAAATACCTATGGACATTCCTACAAGTAATGCGACTAGGTTTTTTAAAGATTGCATTATTTCATTCCGTGAGTTAGTAGATATACGATAACGAAACCTGCTGTTCCTAATAAAATTTGTTCTAAGCGTTTAAGCCTTGCGTTTATTTGCTCATAACGTAACGCACAAACTTCTTCATGCGTAGTTAAACGTGATTCTGTATCTGTCTTCACCATGCTATTCCTTATTCTTCAGTATCACCTAAAAGACCTAACGTAGGGTCTTGAGGCATTAATGTTTGACCTAATAAACCTGTAGCTTGAACACCTTGAGTTCCTCTTATTCCTCTAAGAGCTGTTGGTGAATAACCCATTTTTAATAAGTCTTCTAAATTTTTAAACTTATTTTTGGCTATTTGTTCTGATACCTTTCTAGCTCCATAAGATATTGCTGGGAAAGCTATTTTACCTTCTTCACCTAATAATTCTTGACCCAAATATACTCCAGCTCCAGCACCTACAGGACCAGTAGGAGCATATTTTCCTGTTTGCCTAAACATATTTTGAATATTGCCACCTTTTGCAATATCTATAATAGCTGCTTGTTCTTCAGGATTAAACATTCTTAATCTATTTTTATTAGTAGCAATATTAGATAATCTATTTCTAATGGCTTGTTCAAATCCTGCTGATGTAAAATTAGAACCAGCTTTAATATCTGCATAATCAAATACATCTGCTAATACTTCAGCTTTCCTAGCACGTTTCCATGCGTCTCTAGCTGTTTGTAATTCATTAAGAACTTGTTTTGTTGGTTTTCCACCAGCAACTGCCATTGAATCTGGAGTTGTAGTATCTAAGAAATCATCTAATTGACTTTTTAAATCAATTGCTGCAGCAAGATCACTTTCTTTACCTTGCCTTGCATTTTCTTTAATAACTCTATTTAAGTCTGCTCTTAATGATTCAATCTTTTTAAGTTTAATTGGTTCTGTTGTAAACTTTTTAAAAGTATTAATTATGTCTAAAGTTCCACCATGACGCTTTTCACTTAAAGCAAACTTTTCATCTAGTGTTTTTTCTGCATTAGTAACAAAAGAACCAAAATCTTCGCCTTTATAATTTAATCCTGCTTTATCAGCAAGATCATATCCTTTAGTAGCTTCTTGTTTTAACTCTTCAATACTAGGTACTTTTTCTTTATACTTAAATCTTCCAAGTAAATTCTTTTCTTGAACAAATGCAGGGACTCCTTCTGTAAGACCTTTTTTAGTAAGACCTTTAGTTACAGGTATGCCTTTAATATATTGTGTTGCAGGCATTCCAGATAAACCTTCTAAACCAAGATTTGTTACTGTTTCTCCAATATTTTGTAAATATCTTTGACCTGTAATAGATGCAGGAGGTGCAACATTTTCTTGCATATATCTTTGTGTTATATCTTCTGCTTTACCTTGACCGGTAGCTTCTCCATATAAACCTTTACCTACTGCAAATGGATACTGAACAGCACCTGATAGTAATGTTTTTCCTGTTTGTAATGCAGCAATAGGGTCAAAAAAACCAGCAGTTAATGCTCTTCCTGCTTTTTGAATACCTGTCATATCTTGCTCTTCTGCTGCAGCAAGATTCATTCTTTCCATAGCTGCTCTATCTCTTTCTGCTGCTAAATTTTCAGGAGTAGGAATAGAAGAATCTACAGCCTTATATTCATCCATAATAACTTTAGCAATTTGTTCGTCAGACATAGTGCCAGGAAAAGTTCTTACGCCTTGTCCAACAATATTTACTACTTTATCTCTTGCCATAATATGCCCTATTCAAATTTACCTGTTTTAGGATTAAATGTTTTTATACCTGGAATTACATTTTTATAATTAAGATTACTTTCAATACCTATATTTGTGTATTGTGTATCAATTGCACGTTTTTTATCTAAAGCAATATTGTAGAATTGTGTTGCTGCGTCAAAAAAGTCTTTTCTTTGTGTAGGAGTAATTGGCTCACCATTGATAATTCTATTGCCAGTATTTGCAATTCTGTCATAAAGACCAGACGCTGCAATTGCCATATTAAGTTCAGACTCACGAACTACAGAATTTGGGTCTAATAACTTCATAAATTTAGTAGCTGCAGCTAAATCATTTGCTGGTGAAGGTCTTTGTGTAGCAACTTTAATTTGATTATATGCAGTATTTACTTCGTTATATGCCTTAATATCAGGAAGAGCATTATATTCTTTTCTTAAATCACCTTCTTTTGTTCTTTTCTCTGGCTCTGTAAGTCCAAATTTCTTAATGTTTGGTGGCACAGTAGTGCTTGTTTGTGTTGACTGTGTAGATTGCGTAACTGGACTTGGTGTTGTAGTGATTTGTGGTTTAGTCATATCAACTGCTTGAGTTGTAACACCTTGTTCACCATATATTGGAGGCAATATATTAGGTGGTAATGCAGATGGTTGAATCTTAACAGGAACTGTATATACATTACCGTTAGCATCCATTGTTTCTTGCATAATAGTTTTGCCAGATGTAATTTCTCTATGAGCAAGAGCATATTGAGGTGTTTTTCTTATTGCTTCACCTTCTGGTGTATTTTGAGAACCTCTAGCTAATATACTAAGAGCTGAACCTTCTACACCTGCACCAAATCCTGCAAAACCACCTGACTCTTTAGCAATAGCTTGGTCAAGTATTTTAATTTGATTTTGAGCATTATTGTATCCAGTATCAGTTTCTTTAACGTTAGCAAGACTTTCACGTCTTTTCATTAGTTTTTCAAGTGGTGTTAAACCTTCCATTTCAAGTTTTCTAGCACCTTGTTCTAGTTCTAGTTGTTTAACTTTACCTGCTAATGCTTGGTCATATACATTTTGTGATGATTGCATACCACCTAAGAATGCTTTACCTATATATGGCAATGCAGAACCAGCACCTAAGTTTTTAGGAGTAGCTAAATATGTAGCACCTGCACCTAAAAGACCTTGTAAAATAGATTGATTTCTTAATTTGTCTTGTTGATCTTTTGTAAGAATACCTGTAAGAGCTTCTGACGGTCTAGCGCCAAATATATTCATACCCTCAAACAATTTAAGACCAGACTCTACTGGTGCATACAATGATTGTAATGGGTTGTTATCAAATAATGCCATGATTTATCCTATGTAAATTGGTTTTCTTGGTAATTGTGCCATGCTGTTAAATTGTGGAATGGGAACTGCACCTTGTTGACCCATAAGTTGTTGTGCGCTTAACATTGGAGATGGTTGTAATGGAGCTTGTGATGGATTCATTCTATCATATACATTCATACCTAAGCCTACTGCTTGTAATGGATTAGATTTAACTGAATCTAAAACTGCATTACCCATTTTGTTAAATACGCTATCACTAACTGGGTTTGTTAAATTAGCTGCATCATCTAAATATAGTAAAGGATTTGATGTTTGAGTAATACCAGTTCCAAAATTACCTAATAAGTTAGCACCTTGTGTAGCATCATAACCTAAAGAACCTAAATTAATACCTTGCCCACCTACTGGTAAATTTGTTCCACCTAAACCAGAGCCAATGCTATTAAAGTTAATACCACCTTTTGCAGCGCCACCAACATTACCTGCACCACCCATAGCGCCACCTAGATAGCTACCTGCACCACCTAATACACCGCCTAATGCTGCATTTTGTAGAGAAGAACCTAGGCTTTTACCTCTGAGTAAAGATGTGCCACCACTTATACCAGCTCCTACCATTGCTGCTGTTACTGGATCACTCATTATTTACCTACCTTTCCTACTACATAGCAGATTGGTTCTAAAATAGCACGATAAATCATGCCATAATTATCACGTTTTTTACCTCTTTTTTGTTTCCATATATCAGCAGTTCTATGTCTTGCGATATGCTCTAAAACACCCCTTAAAATGCGTTGTAGGGTATTCTTTTCACCTGCTTTGTAAGCATAGTTGACTAATGGTAAAAATAGAGTGTGATAACCTTTTTCGTATGCTGGGTCTAAATCTTTAGATTGAGCTAACCAAATAGCATTACGGAAGCTACCAAAGCCATATTCAGCGTTCATAGCTGTACATACAATCTTACCACCACCACTAGATGTTGTTTCTGATCTTGTAGTTAATGGTTGACCTGCTACTGTAGATGTAAATTGTGCAAGTCTTTGATATGGTAAGTTTTGTTGGAAGTTAAAGCGATCAAGTTCTGCTTGTAGAGCTTGTTGAGCATAGTTTTCACGTGCTTGACCAGTTTGTAATAGTTGATTAATAGGTTGATAAGCTGCTTGTGCCATAGTAGGTGCATTTCTAGCTGCTTGTTCTTGTAAACCACGTTCTGCTGCATAATTTTGATAAGCTGCCGTACCCGCTTGATTAGCGAGCGCATTAGCTAGATTTTGTTGTGATAATGATTCTAATTGTGTTTGTGCGCCTGAACCATAACGACCTGCTTGAGCTGCATTGCTACGTGTAGAACCAATAGCTTGTTGATATGCTTGTGTAGCTGCTTCTTGTCCTGGTCTTAATGCTGCTTGTAGAAAAGGATTAGCACCTAAGTATTGACCACCTACAGCACCTTGTTGTTGTGCTAGAGCTTGGTTAATAAGAGGACTACCAGCTCTTGCTTGTTGTTCTGCCATAGTAAGTGCTGATTCTGTTTGTGCAGATGGACTTACATATGTTTGACCAGCGTAATATTGTGGTGTATATGTTTCGTATAGTTTTTGAGCTTCTGATAAACCTCTTTCAACATAAGGTCTCATAGACGGATCAATACCAGAAGTCGTAGTTTGTGACTGACCGCCACCTCCACCACCACCGTAGAATGTGAATGATTGTACTAATTCTTGTACCCAATTGTGTAACTTAAACATATTATTTCCTTAAAGTGTAAATTCCCATGTTGAAGGTTTTAAACCCATTTTGATAGCTTTTCTATCCCAACCACGTCTTTGAGATGTAAAAGTAATTTTTGTTTTACTGCCTTGTTTTGCTATTGCTTGAATTTCTTGCCATGCTTGTTGAAGTAAATCTTCATCATTGATAGATGACCATGCTGCCCATACATGAAGTGCATTTCCTATAGGCTGTAATACTACAAAACCATAAGGTTGATTATTAGTAATTGCTAAAAATGCCATAGATCGTTGTTCGTAACAATCACAATAGACATCTTCTACAATCCATTCAGGACTGCCTTTACTTCTTATAATCTCTAAACCATGCTTGATAAACTGCCAATTAGCACGTAATTGGTCTTTAGGTATATAATGTAGAATCATCCTACTATTATATAACGATATACCTTATTCGTGCCTGTATTTGCAGGATGACTAATGGTTGCAGTACCTTGAGATTGTGCGCTAATGTAAGGTTCTGTAAATAAGTTTGTAGTGTATGAATTAGCACTTAAATACTGAATAGTTACAATAGCACTTGGTGTTACAGGTCTAGTAGGATTACTTTGTGCTGCAATATGTTCTATGATAACTGCTGTAGAAGTAGTAGCCCATGCTAAACTTACATAATCATTTTTAGCGAGTTCTATATTAAAGTTTAATGCTGCAATCACATGACCTTTAACGCTACCATGTTTACTGTCTATAGAAAATTTACTATTAGAACCTGCAACATCTGATCCATTTTTTCTAAGCCATATATCTACATCTTGTATTTGTGAATCATCATTAGCTAATTGAATACTAAACTGCACATTATAAAGTCCAGAATAATCTACTTTTACTTTATAACTATCTACAAGACTTGTTCCTAAAGAATAGTCTGTAGTGTTAAGTGTAATATCGCCTGTAGCTGTAATTGTAGCTAAACTTTGATCTGTAGTATCTTGGAAAGCACCGTATGGGAAGTATGTACTAGCTGCTGTTTGTGATAAAGGTTCTAACCCAATATATGAGTTATATCCTATACGTTCATCATTAATTGTAGTAGATACTGCACCACTAGCGACTAATGTAATTGTGCCGGTATTGTTAGACTTACCTTCTACAAGATTATTTACGATTTCTGCTACACTTCTTGCATCACCACCTGTCCAAGGTAGTTTACGGTACATATCACTACGTGCCATTATCTTGTTCCTTGTTCAGAGTATTCTATATCCATTCCAATTGCAGAGAACCAGTTAGCACCTGTAGGTGTTAAAGATACTCTATGATAACGACCTGCACTTCTTACAGAACATCTATCTTCTTGATCTGTAGTTTTAGATGTAGAGTATGTAATAGTATCGTCTAGCATTTTACGACTTGCTATTTGTATAGTAGCTGATCCATTATCTACAGATGGTCTAATAAGCGTTACTACAGAGTTATAACCATATTCTAGGTCATTAGTGATTAATGTTGCTGTAGCATTTACACCTGTAAAAGTTACAATTTTAGCATCTCTTACACCACCAAATAAGAACTTACCACCTTTATAAAGTCTATCGTCCATAGTGGTTACAAGCGTATCTATTGTTTTAGCTGCTGCTGCACTTGCTGCCATATCTATAGCAACACCTGTGCCAGTACCTACGCCTGTAGCTGTAAATAATACGCCTACTGTGTTAGCAACTGCACCTATAAGTGTAAAGTCTGTAGTGCCTACTGTTCTAATGGTATATGATTTACCTACTGTAAATGAACCTGCTGATACATTGTAAGCAGAGTCTAGTGCATCTAAAGATGTGCCTGAAGTAGCTAATGTAGAAACGTAATCTACATCTGTATCTGCTTCACACCATTTTTTAGTTTCATAGTTATAAATAAGTAATGAACGACCACCTGATACGTTAGTATAGTTCCAAATAACAAGGTTACGTTCAGGATCAACTGCTGCTGATATAGAGTCAATATCGCCAATGTTAGCGTTAGAGTAGAAGTATCTATCTACTTTTTCTGCACCAATACCAATGACATTTTGACCATCACAAGAATAGAATCCATCATCTGATAAGAAGTATGTAATACCACCATATTGTGCTACAGAACCACCTTCTATACAGCCAATGTTTCTTGAAATGGTGTCAAATTGGAAGAATAATGGCGAGCCAATATATGACATACGTACAATGGCTTTTTCTAAAAATACAATACCAAATTCACCACCTGTAATTGAAGTTATATCACCTCCATCGGGCAAATCTTGATAGTCACTTTGTGATGCAGCACCTGCTGTCCAATCGGTAGGGTCATTAATATCTGACCATTGAACTCTTGTAGGATATGTACCTGCACCTATATTAGCTCCTACTACAAAGTCACGAACTACTGTGACGTATTTAGCAACTGGAGCTGCTGCAGCTAAGTCTGCAAATAATGTAGATGAGTTTACATCATAATATTGTATTTTTTCAGAACCATTAGCAGCAAGTGCATAGTTACCGAATTGAACAAATTGCCATCTGTTAATACCTGTATAGCCACCTGATTTAGATACGTCATCTAATGTTAAGTCTGAACTATCTAGTTTGTATAGTTTAGTAAGACCACCTGCAAATACAGATACATCATTGTCCACTTTAACAGCATATACGTTAGTTAAATCTTCAGATGCACTACCTGAATAGTTTACTGCTGACTTAAATGGACCATACCCTACAGCTAATGGAATAACATTATTAGCTTCTGATACTGCATCTAGGATAGATGGTTGGTCAGGTAACCAGTCTTTAAAAGCTATGCGTTGTATAGGCATATTAAGCCTTCATAATATAGCAAAGTGCATAGTATGGAGGTAAGTTAGCATTAGTGCCACTTGAACCTGTTGTACTATTGGATACTGTGATTCCTGTTGTTGAAGAACTTGTTGAAAATGCTGAAGATGGTTCTGAATCATAAGCCACTCCATTATCATTACCAACCTGTGTTCTTTCTGATTGACCATAATTATGAGTATGACCAGGATCAGTTACTGTTGCAGTATGAGTATGACTTACTACGATAGCATCTGCACTACCACCAGTAGCACCTACAGCATATGTAGATGTAGCACCTACTACAAAACGATTACGTAAATCAGGTGTAGAATTTGTACCATCACATAATAACCATCCAGTAGGTATAGTTGCAGATGAACCTGACCATAACATAATCATACCAGCTACAAACGCATTACCCCATGTAGGAGTTGTGCTACCACCTGCTGATAATAATACTTGACCAGAAGCTCCAGCAGTTCCGTCTAACTGAAATGCACCTGTTACATTTAAAGTACCAGATGATAATACTTGACCTGAAGCTACTAATGTACCTGCTACTGTAAATGGATCACCACTTGTTCCTGCTTGTTGGTCTTTAAGTAAAGCCATAAGAGAACGTATAGCATTGTTTATGTTAGCTGGTGAACATCCTTCAGCAATATTGATATTGGTAATATCGGTATTATCTGCTGCGGTTGCACTAAATTCTGAAATCTTGGTTTTTGCCATTTTTTATCCTTGTCTGAGCCATATATCGTTGCTTGGTGTTACTTCTGTCCATAATTCTGATCCTGCTGTTACTTCTGTCCATGTATCTGTAGATGGTGATATTGCTGACCATACGTCTGTAGATGGTGTTGTATCTGTCCATATTTCTGTGCCTGGTGTAACTGGTGTCCAACCTTCGCCTTGTATAACACCTTTTGCTGTAACTGTACCCACACCTTCTACATAAGCATATCCTGCAAATGTAGCGTTAGGACTTGCTGTAACAAAGGCAAAAGCATCTATATCTGCAACACCTGATACTACATAACCACCTAATGCTGTGACTGTGGCAATTCCTGTGATAGAAGCACTATCAAATGTAATTCTATTAGCGTCAGCAGTAACTGTGCCTGTAGCTGTAATACTTGCAGAGTCTGTTCTAGTTCTTTGTGCAGATGCTGTGACTGTAGCGTTAGCTGTAATAACACCGTTAGCAGAGAATATGCTATTAGCATTTGCTGTAACAGTAGCATTACCTGTAATAGATCCAATACCAAACTGTACTCTATTACCGTTAGCAGTAACTGTAGCATCTGCTGTAATTGCACCACTACCGAATAATGTTGTATTGGCACTAGCACTTACTGTTGCTGTTACGTTTACATCTGCTATACCATAGATAAATGAGAAACCATCTACGGTTAGTATTGCAGAACATGAGATACTTGCAACACCTGTACGTTCTCTAGTAGCACTTGCTGATACTGTGCCTGTGCAGTTTACGACTGCATTACCAAATAGTAGTCTATTGCCACTAGCTGTTACAGTAGCATTTCCTGTAATAGCAGCACTAAATGGTAATATTCTGTAACCTAGTGCAGTAAGAGTGGCTGTTGCATTTACACTAGCAGAAGCTAGTATTGTTTGTCCACCTCCTGCTAAAGAGCTAAATGGGCTTTGCGAAAAAGCACTTATGCCAAACATTTAGTTCTCCTTATACTGTTACTTCTTCCCAATTAGTGATAGATTCATTCCATTTATATAAATTACCGTCTGTAGGATATGCTACAGGTGCTTCCCATAACCATGTTGTATTGTTTAGTGTCCATGATGGATATGGTTGTGGTGCGTAAAATACGTCATTAACAGAATCGTATGTATATCCAATACCAGCGTAATTACCTCTTAATGGTGTGCCATTAGGATGTTGATTACCATGTGTGTTATAAGATGTTTGAATCCAAGTACCTGGACTTGAATCTACAAATGTATCAAAAAATTCTTGTTCTGCAACGATAACCTGTGTTACTTTACCGTCTGTTACTTTTGCGAAATGTGACATATAATTATTCCTAGAATGTAATTGAACCGCTGCTTGTCCATTTATAGACACGATAACCATTAGCAACTGTTATAGTAGGTGATCCTGTTGTAGATGTAGCTGCACGATATGCTGATAAATAACGAATGATAACAATACCTGATCCACCTGCACCACCTCCATAATGTGATAAACCTGATGATGAAGCAGATCCTGCACCACCACCTCCACCGCCTGTATTTACTGTACCTGCTGTACCTGCTGAATTAGAACCTCCAGCACCACCACCACCAGCACCTCCAGCACCGCCAATTGCTGTAGAATTTCCACCACCACCGCCACCACCACCTGCGTAAGTAACTGATGAACCTGAAATACTAGACGCTGTACCAGCACCACCTGCACCTGCATTAGATCCAGAAGCAGTTCCTCCTACAGCACTAGCACCGCCACCACCTCCAGCAGGATAAGGAGCAGTACTTAATCCATTACCTCCATTATTACCTTGTCCTGAAGTTCCTGAACCAGCATTAAATGATGGATATGAACCACCACCACCAGAACCTCCATTTTGACCTGATAATCCTGCACCAGTAAAATTACCGCCTCTACCGCCACCTACAGAAGTGATTGTGCTAAATACTGAATCACTACCGTTTGAATATGCTCCATCTGCTCCAGCAGCTTGTCCTGAACCACCTGCACCAATTGTTACTGTAATAGCAGAGCCAGCAGTAACAGCAAAACCTGTAGCTGTGCGAAAACCACCAGCACCGCCACCACCACCTTGCCATCCACCACCACCACCACCTCCAGCAACTACTAAATATTCTACATTTGGAGTTGTTGTTGCAATAGATACGGCATCCCAATTTGTGCCATTATATATTTCTAAATCACTTGTAGTCGTATTATACCCTTGTTGCCCTGTACTAGGAGCAGACGGTCTTGTAGATGTTGTCCATGTAGCATTAGTTATGCCATTTGTACCAGAAATATTTACAGGCATTATACTGTTCCTTTAGGATACTTTGTTTTTACTGGATCAATCATGTCTTTTTTCCATGCGTCTATACCGTTATGGTAAATATAGTCTAGTTGGTCTGCGATAGATGGGTATTCTTTGGCTCTTAAGTCTTTATATGCTTCTGTAGCCATTAGAGCTTCTACCGCATTATTATCGTATGCTACTTCTTGTTCGTCTTTATCGTATGCTACATCACCACGAATGACTGTTACGTTAGAATAAAGTTTTGATATAGCTTCGTGTTTATCCATTATGCTGCAATCTCCATAAGAGTAATTGTGGAAATTCCAAAATTATCTGCTTGCACACTTACACCATTCCCATTAAAATCATTAGCAAATTGAGTTTTGTATGTTGTAGCAGAAGTTGTAGCTGGAGAATCTAAATACTGAAATGTTGCCATTGAATAGTTTTCTATAGCAGTATTTGTATAGCCTTGCACAAAAACTCTTCTACCTAAATCAGTTGAATTTCTAAATAATTTAATATTAACTCCATTAGTAGCATTGGAAGCACTTTTTTTAGTCTGTTGTGATACTAAAACAAGAATTGTGCTTGTTGCAAATTTAGGGGTAATTGTTGCAGTTAAGCCAGTATCTGCATAAGTGCTTGTATTATTTGTTACTAGAGTGCCATACGTTGCATTGACTACTTGCAACAGACTTCCTGTTGGTAGCTGACTAGAAGCCACAGAACTAGCACTTGTAAGTATTGTCCCTGTATTATCTGGTAGCGTAAGCGTATTAGTGCCTGATACTGCTGGAGATGAGATAGTGATGCTTCCACTCGTATTTCCTGCCAAGACTAAAGATGCCATTACTTAGCCTCCAATGTTTCTATTCTTGCTTTTAGGTCGTTGATGATAGTTTGTTGTTCTTTTATGGCTGCTACAAGAAGTGGAATAGTATCTGTATAAGATACGCCTAATTGTTCTGGATTACTTGCATCAACAGCTTCTGGAAATACATTTTGAATATCTTGAGCAATTAAAAATGAACGACTTTTATCTTCATCATCTGTTTTAAACCTACCTGTTACAGCTCTTAATGTTGATACTTTTTCTGCTGCATTTTCTATTGGTTTTAAATCAGTTTTAAATCTTTCATCTGACAATGAAGTCCATGATGTTCCTGTATATCCTAGATATAATCCACCACTACCACCATTTATAATTTTATATCCTGTATTATCTAATGTATGTGTAACTGTAGTGACTGTACTTCTAGTAATGCTAAATATAGTAGTATTTGTGTTATCTGTTGTAATTTTGAGAGAATTTGAACTACCAGCTGTAATATCTAATTTAGCTGCAGGACTAGAATTTCCTATACCTACATTACCACTAGAGTCTATACGCATACGTTCTGTTAAACTTACAGTTCCACCAGCAGTACCTGTTCCACCAGTAAACCATACATGATAACCATCAGTATTTTGTTGGTATTCAGTTGCATATCCATTAGCAGTAAATATTCTATTAGAACCATTATAATAAATATTGTTAGAATAGTAACTTGTTGATGAGCTTGGATTTGTCCAAATTGATGTTGAGTTTGAAATTTGCAAGGCTTTAAATCCAGAGCCCCAAGTATCTGGAGTTTTATTAATCCCTACATTTTGTGATGTATCTATAGTAACTGCTGCTGTAGTACCATTAGTTTGTAGTTGTAAACTTCCGCTATTATCTGGAGCTACTTGTAATCCACTTGTTGTGGTTGCACGAATTATACTTGACATTATAATATCACCCAGCGAGAAGTAGAAGGAACTGTAACTGTAACACCACCTGAAATTGTTATATCACCTGCTTCTACAGAGTTATATCCTGTAGGGAATGTATAAGATGTACCTATAGTTCCGTTATTTACATTTAGTCCGTTAGATGCTGCAAACTGTGGCGCATAAGCATCACCATTAGCATCTTGGTATGTGGCTTTTTCAGCAGGATAAGTGACAAATACGTTCTTTGTACCTGCACTAAAGTTTACTAAAGAACCACTATTGCTAGATTCTAATACAGTATCACGAGATAAAGTAGTGCCTGAAGATGTATAAGTACCTAGACCTACTTCCCACTCTGATCCACCTACAATAGCATAGTAAGTAGTATTACCGTTACCGATAACAGAGAATGATTGAAAGCCAGTAACTGCACCACCAAGCGTAAACGTACCTGTGCCTGTGGTAGTAGAACTTTCCTGTACTCTATCCTTGACGACTAACGCCATGAATTATCCTTAAGCTAATGTAACTGAAAGGTTACCAGATGAAATCTTAAAGATGTCACCAGTATCAATTGTTTTAGATGTATCTAATGGTGTATGGTAAAGAAGATTACCAGATGTAGAAGCATCATTAATACCAATCCAACCTACTGTTCCCCATGAACCTGTTGCTGTTGGGAATGTTACGTCAGCAGAGTTTGTTGTTACACCGTTAGATGGTGCGCCAAATGTTACAGATGTTCTAGCGTATGAACCACCTGATACTTCTGTACCTGATCCTGCGTCTGTAGGGTCTGAAGTCCATAATGATACATACACAGTTGCTGGTGATGTATATGTTGTTGCTCTTAGAGTTGCATTAATAAGTGCATTCTCTAAAAAATTACTCATTTCTGCCATGATGTTTTTCCTTTATAAATTATCGTGGTGTTACACTTAATGTTGTGTATGAATAGGTTTGTCCAAGATCGCTTTTCTTGATGTTTGCAATTGCTCTATCATACAATGCTGACCATGTTGCAATTCTTGGATCATTGTATAAATATGGTTCTGCTTCTGCTAGAGTTGCGTAAAGTAAAGCGTCTGGGTAGTATGCTAAATACAAGTTACTAGCTGTTGTGCTAGAAATAAATGTAGGTTGAGCATAGTATAAAATTTGAACTGTATATGATGTATCTTGGCTAGGTGCAAATTGGAACTCTGTACCTAACATTGTAAAGTAGTGTGAACGACCTGATAATGTTGTTTGACCATTACGGAAGAATAGATCAGGTGTTTG